CCCTTGTATCCAATCCTCAAATCATTCTGCAGTGCCTTGATCTTTGGCGCCGCTACTGAATAGATCGACGCAAAGGCAAGTGACGCAACGCCAGCAGCTGCTGCTGCTTCAGGCCCGATTGATTGGATCGCATGAGTAACAGCTTGGAACGGTGCCGATAGATCAGCAAGCTGCGCCTGAGTTGATGCGATCTTGCCCGCGAAATCAGCAATCGCATCAGCTGATTGCATGATTGGCCCTGACATCTTCTCGCCAACCATCGGCGTCATCCGCACGAAGTTGGCCAGCGCATCAACGCCAGCCTGCACCTGGCTCATCCCTGATGCCAAGCCGCCGAGCGCCGCGCCTGCGCCCGCTGCAGCGCCACCGGCAAGGCCAGCAGTCGCCAGTCCCTCGCCAGCCAGTACGACACGCCCTGGCATCGACTGCGCAAGCTGTCGCCTCAGCTGCAGTAGGTTGCGCGCACCAGATGTAGCGGCGCTGCCGATCCCTCCAGGGATGTTCAGACCCTTACTGAGGTCCAGTGATGCGGCCTTCGCCTTGAGATCATCAATCTGACGGCCGATGTTCTGATACTCTGTGCTCCCTTTGCGTAGGTTGCTCTGCAGGTTCTGCAGTTCCTTCACTTGCGCCTGAATCGCCTTTGAGCCGTTGTTGATCGACTTGCCCGCCGCATCCTGCCCTGCAGCCATTTCACGTGCAGCGCCGGCTGATCCCTTTGCCGTTGCACTCAGCCTTTCAATGTCTGCGGTCAGTTGGTTGTAGACGTCTCCATTGATCTCGGCTTGGCTGCGCAGTGTCTTCAGCGCTTCCGCCTGCTGTGCCAGTGACCTTTCAGTTTGCTTGCTAGCAGCTCCAACCTGCAGCACCTCATCGCGCAGCTGAGACAATGCCGCATCAGTTGGCTGCAGGCTGCTTTGCAGATCTTTGATCTGTCGCGCACTCTTCGCCACAGATCCGGTCAGACCATCCAATGCGCCCGCGGCATTGCTGCGCAGTTGCGACACGGCGCCACTGAGCTGAGCCGACTCCTGTTGAACGTTCTGCAGTGCATCAGCGCTGTTGCGTGATGCGCCAGCAAGATCCTGCAGCGCTGCCGCCTGCCCCTTGATGCCGCCAACAACCTTGCCGCTGCCCTGCGCCAGGCGCTCGGTATCAGCCGTCAAGCCCTGCACAACGACAGCCTGGCCCTTGACTGCTGCTGCCGTCTTGGCCGTCTCCTGCCCGACTTGACGTTGCGCAGCGGTCAACACCTGCAGCGCTGTCGTCTGCGCTCTAACGCCGCCAGATGCCCGCGTCGTCTCCTGCGTCAGACGTGCTGATTCAGTGCTCAGCTGCTGCAGGCTTGCCTTGCTATCACGCGACGCTGCACCGGTCGCCGTCAGATTATCAGTGAGCGCCTTGAACTCATTCAGGCCTTGAACCTTGGCGACGACGCGCAATGCTGTCTCAAGATTGAAGGCCATCTGGCTCAGTCCTTCTGCCGTGCTCTGTACTCTAAGACAGCCGCTTCCATCGTCTGTAGGTCTTCCAACAGTTCGCGTTGATCCTTGACCTCGTATAGCTCAAACAGCCAACGCAGAACCGTGTAGTCAAGGCCGATGGCGCCGGCCATGCTCACGCGCCATTGCGTACTAATCCGTGTCCACATTGTGATGGCTTCCCAGTTCTCAGGGAACACCTCAAAGTGATCAGGTTTTTCGTCATCCTCAAAAACAACACCCAGGACGGCTGCGTCATCCTGAGTGTCGTCAATTACGCTGCCACCTGCCCAATGCTCGGCGGCATCAATCAGTTTTTTCGCTTCGCCTTGCTCAGGCTGTCAAGCCATGCGCCAACGATCGCAGCAGCAACAAGCGGCACCTTCAACAGGTTTGCTCGCGCCTTCTCGCTGTAGGGAATCTCAGCGTTTTTGTCATCGGTGATGCCGGACCATCCAACAAGGATCTCGTTGCACAGTCCGTCATCATCCAACTCATCGGCCTTGATTCGATCCCACACCTCACGGATTCGATCTTGCGGCAGACGCTTAAACTGTGCGTCAAACGTCTGCCGATCAAATCGACCGCCATCAACTGGGAACTCAACCACAACCGGCCAGCTGTAGCTTTGCGATTGCGTGATGACGAATGCCATAGGAATCAGGTAAAGGCGAGGCTGAACTCATCATTGCCGGCAGTGGTCGGAAGCGCAACGTAAGGAATGTTGAGCATCTGAACGCCGTCCGACTCAGAATAGGTCGGCTGGCCCACGTCCGACTGAGGCGATGTGAACGTAACACGGTTGCCGGCTGTCGTGCCATGCAGGAACGACAGGCTGCCGGTTGATGTGCCAAGCGCATCGGTAAAGAAGTTCTTGGCGGCCATCGTCGGGGCCTCGATCACGCACGTGCCAGCAGGGCGGCGATCGGTGATCAGCACCTGCTTGGTGCAGCCGATCAGCTCGCGATAGACCACCTCATTAGCGAGGTTCATGTCAACCGACATCAGGCACCCGCTGTAGCCCATGAAGCTGAACGCGCTGGTGTTGCCATCGCGGAAGATCAGAGGCGTTGCCTGGTTCGCGTAGGTGACCGATGGCTGCGCTGTATCGGTCGGAGTGTTGAAGATGCCGGTCATCTCGAACTGCAGCGTCGGGATCTGACCCAGCTGGCAGTTCATGGTGAATGTGCCACGAGCGCCGGTCAGCAGATGCTGCACGCCGTCGATGTTGTAGGCGATTGTGCAGCTGCTAAAGCTGGCGCTGACCGGTGCGTAGGTAACGCTTGTGCTGGCAACGATAGTGGCCGACATGCCAGAGGCCTTCAGCAGCGCGTCATAGCGCGGCGCAGTGCCGGCGGTGCCAGAGCCTGCCAGTTCAACCTCACAGGTGACGCGTGCACGAGGATTGGCCAGCAGCTGATCACTGTTGCCCAGGTAAGGGCGGATCAGATCACGGCTGACCACATCGCTCTCAAGCGGTGTGATCTCCAGATTGCGCACCAATACAGCATCGCTGCCCGTGGGGCTGGCGCTGGTGCCGTAGGTCGTCTCAGTCTTCGCCAGGATCAGGCTCTTGCGTCTCAGGAGCGGCATTGCTCAATTCCTCGATTGTGGTGAGGGGTTGGGCCGGCTCTGTCCGCTCGATGAGCTTCCGGCTGCCGGTTTTCGGATCCAGCAGATAGGTTCCGCCGTGCCCGTGGTATGCGTCCATCATCTTAGCCATAACTCAGGAAGTGAGATTTGCCAGCTGGGTGCGATACATCACACGATAGTCGCATGCGATCTCGCCAGCGGGGCCGTCAGCCTCAACGAAGTTGAAGCGTGTCGGTAGTGGCAAGATGTCGATAGCACGCCCGCCGATGGTTGGATCAGCCATCAGCCTACTGTGCATGTCTTCAATGATTGGATCAGCAAGCTGATCAGGCGTGTTGCCGCGGACAATGATTGTGAACCGAACTCTTAGCGTCCAGTCAATCGTTGCTAGGTGTGTTTGCAACGCGGGCTCATCAATGACCGGCTCGATGACGATGGCAGGGCTTTCCTGTCGAGCGATCGGCTCAACGCGACTGCGGTAGATCCTGGTGCCGACGCCAACGGTGCCGGTGAGGCTGCTGCGCAATGCAGCGAGGATGGTCTCTCGTTTGGTGGTCATTGCGGTTGCAGCTGATCAATGAACAGTTGCGGCAGATCGTGCAATGCCGCCAAGTGTTGCATGGTCGCAATCAGTTCATCTGATACGAGGCCCATGCCTTGCGCCGCGTGCCAAGAGTTAAGGAACACCAGGGTGTCGCCTTCCGAGGCCTTCTGCAGACCAACTACCAGACCACCGTAGACAGCTGGGGCAGCTTGCAGCAGAGCACCCAACAGTGCGTTCACACTGGCGTCAGCCATCAACATTGCGAAGAAGTCCACCCAGCGAGGTTGAGCAGGCGGTGGCGGCAGAGCTGAGACGGCATAAGCGCCGTCGACCCAGTCGAGGCGTTCTGTAGCGGGATCGTAAGTCGGCTCAGTAAACGGGCCCATGAACCCGGCGGCCACGATCTCATCCTCAGTGAATGTGTCGGGATCAGTGCGGGTGAAGCCGTCCGGCAGCGTGATGCGGAACGGTAATGGAGCTGGACGGGAACCGTGGAGAGAGTAGAGAGCTGCCATCACGTGAACTGAATTGTGCCGGTTCCGGCCGTGAATGTTGTTACCTTATCTGCGCCAACTGTCGTTGTACTGAAGGTCAGGCCTCCGCCAGGATTTGAGATCGTGAATGTTGAGCTGTAGCGAAGAATCACAACGCCAGAACCGCCGCTGCCGCTGGTGCCACCGCTGTTGCAGCCACCGCCGCCCCCGCCTGTGTTGGCGGTTCCGCTGACGCCGCCACCGGCACCGCCGCCACCGCTGCCGCCAGTGCCGACCGAGCCTGAGTACCTGCCGCCGCCGCCGCCACCGCCGCGTGTTACTGCGGATCCAGTGATTGAAGAGCTAAGGCCAGCTCCGCCGTTGCCGCCATTTGTGGATGCCGTCCCTCCAACCGCACCGGCGCCGCCCCCGCCGGACCCGTTGGCATTACTGGATGGCGTGCCTCCGCCATTGTTGCCTTGCCCTGCGGTTCCAGCGCCAGCAGTGCCGTTAAACGATGGGCCGCCACCTGAGCCGCCAGTTCGGCCACTTGGAGATCCACTAGCTGCACCGCCACCACCGCCGCCGAGTGCGGTTACGGTCGCAAAAACACTAGATCCGCCATCCCCGCCAGCCGCGTTACTTGATGTTCCGGCTCCCCCTGTTCCTACAGTAACGGCGTACGAAATACCCGGCGAACTATTAAACGTGCCAGCCAGGTAGCCACCAGCGCCGCCGCCGCCGCCGCCCGCAAACGCGCTGCCGGCGCTACCACCGCCAGCACCGCCGCCGCCGATCACCAAATACTGAGTAGACACAAAGCTTGGATCCGGCCATAGCAATGCTCGCTTAGCTTTAAGCTGCTCATCAAGACTCCAGACGCCAGGCACAGAGGCGGCGTCAACTGGATCTCTTGGCTTTCCAATCAATCCACCATTAAAGCTAATCATTACGCGATCTCCTCGTATCCGATGATCAGCTCCAGGTCGTTGGCTGCACTCGCCAGCGCGCGGATTGAGTCTCCCTCCTCCAAGTAGAAGTACGTCTCCTTGGTGCAGAGAATCTGAGTAGCGT